CTGCAGTGAAGGCGATTGATAAGGGGATCACCCTGGACTCACCCCCAAATGGGGTGACTGAGGATGAGTCTCTTGCTTGCGTTGCAATCCCATGATGGGATTGCTTGCAACCGAAACGTAAGTTTGCTATTACCTTTTCGGGTAATAACAGTTTCGCCGTTGTCAGTTCTACAGAAACGTTCATAAAACGAGTCGTAGAAATCTGACGTGCCTGGCTGTTGTGAAGCGGCCTCCAAACTGACAGCGAGACGCAAAGTCTCGTCGATGTTTGATTCCCGTGATGCGGTCTCACATACGCTTAAAGCGTATGGAAGATTACACCGAATCAGCGCCGTTAAGGCGGCATTACGCCACTTTTTCGGTACCCGGGTAAACCACTTCTTATTGAACAGCTCTACTTTTTCACGTATACTGAAATGACTAGGCCTTATCGTACGTAAGTACGACAGAGGTATAGCCAGTCCATTGTCCGTGTCTTTGTAGATCCTATTACCCTTAGTATCATTGCCGATAACGTCAGAAAGGGGCCTGTATAAAACAGGCCCTAACTGAGTTAGCGTCGCATGAATCTTGCGATACATACTACGATAACCTGCAGCAACTCGACAATTTTCGTCGAGAGACCGCGGGAGTATCGAGTTTGCAACATGATACAAGTCCTTAGGTCGTACTAATGACCTTTTAAGGTAAAAGGGGCGTACATTAATGCCCTGGTAATAGTCCGCGCCACACGACTCTTTGAAACTACCCGTGATAAAGCTCTTTTCGGTGTTAACCGTAAAGCCTGCCCATTGGAGGTTTTCAATAAGTTGTGGGGCTATTAAATAAGGACAGATAATATCGTCACCATAAATGGCGAGATCTTTCGTGTCCAAATCAACATCCATAATCTCGGCCGTCGCTCGCGCGATAGCCCAGAAAAGGAGGGACTCCAGAGGAAAGGTAAAGCCATTACCCATAGCGGACATTTTATTGTACACTACGGTTTCACCTTCAATCACTCCACATTCGTGGCGTAAATCAGATAAAAAGCCAAACCAATCGGACGGTAGCAGTACTCGACATAAACCAATCGACACGGTATCCGAAGCGGATGCCAAGTCTATGGTGGAGTATTGCCACGGGTGTTTTCCTCTATCAAGCGAACCAAAGAGTGACCCGTAATAGGCCATTTCTTGGTTTTTACCTTGATCGCGGAGATTGACACCAACACTCTTGAGACACGCAGTCATGGTGCGTTTAACACCAAGTTGCATGTACATGTTAAGAGTGTTTCCTATCCCGATAGGACGCATGGTTTTCGCGTCCTTTTCGACAAAGCTAATACGTTCTGGTTCGTTAAGACTAATCACGTCAGACAGCAATTGTTCTTCAACAAAAGCTTTTGACGAATGCGGAAGCGGTACGCGTGTGCGTACCCCCGAGGCATCCAAATGATCATACCATCTCCTGTTTAGCGAGATGGCAGCCTTAGCGTAGTTCATGGCACGTTTCGTACAAAATAACCGTGTGGATTGGTACTTGTGATAAACAGTACTAGCCACATACGGACATTCTGTAGACGTGCCTTTTCCATGCTCTCCCTCGCGTAGTATTTTCATAATACGACCAGGGGTTAGTTCACCGAGTGCGTCTTCAATGAGACGACGCGCCCGGAAAACGAAAGAAGGAAGGTCACCATTAGCTATTAAGCTTAACCGGTCGTTCGTTTTCTTACATTGGTCCTCTGCTGCCCACCATTTTTCAATGGCGGCTTGCTTAGGATTGTAAGGCGACTTACAAGCCGAAAATGGGTACTTCTTCAACAAAGAGCATAACGCCCGATGGCCTTTAACTAACTCTGGTGAGGCAGATACATAAGTCTTTGTGTACCCGTCTACTTCAGAAGCTAGCTCAATGTAAGATTTTACATCCTGTTTTTCACAAATATCGTGAATACGACAGAGTAAAACTTCATCGAAAAGGTCGCCGGTGCCCTGAACAAAGGCAGCGAGCAAAGCAAAAGGGTCGGCTTGGAGAGCCGACAGCTTACGCGTGAAGGTTTTTGTGACCTCCAGATGTTGATCATGTAAACTTGGTTTAGTTTGCATTGATTGTATCCTAGTGACGTGAAAAGGATTAGTGCTCGATGATACCCTGTCCGATTAACTTCTTGACGAACGTAGCGTTCTGCAAGAGTGAACCGAGATTATAGGCATCTTCAAGTAAATCTTCTTCGGTCGTGCCCACAGGAATGCTTGTTTCGACAGCAAACTTGCGATCACGAACTACAGACTGGCCTTCAAGGTCGAGAACACTGGTACCACGAATGATACTTAGTGTTGAACGACGGTTTCCGTATTGTCCATTGCCGCGTTTAGGGGCAATCGACTTTACAGAAACCAGGTCAGAATGTGCGTCAGAAGCGTCAGGGCCGATAAAATCAGCCTTGTCGCCCGATACACGGTACTGCGCATATTCGGCAGTTGAACCGTCAACTTTGGTAATGGTTATCATTTGATAACTCCTACTTTTTACCGGATCTTAGTATCCCATAAAAGAGGGCTCCGAGATCGGCGAGTTTAGTGACGTCGATATTAACGTCGATAGTTATTAAGCTTGGTTTACTAACCGGCTCACGCTGGTAAACTTCCTTGCTTGTTACAATATGTAACGTGTCAAGCAGTTCACCCGTCGTATCGTCGTGTTGAGTAATAGTGGTAACAATGTCATAAGTGTCATTGGTACTACTCCATGCCGCGAGTTTTTGGACTCCTATATCAGGTGTTAAGTGATAAAGTAGCCCGTCGAGGTTCACGAAATAATCGGCAGCCCACGAAAGGAACGTTAGTTCCCACGCAGTGCCGGCGAGGTTAGTGAAGCCCAACGTTCTCATATCAGCGATAACAGCATCAATTTGTAGTAAGATGCCGCATCGTGCGTGTCTATTGAAAACGATCTTAGTTTTCTTGGTAATCCTAACGTTATTTCCTGCTGATGAAGCAGAACGATAATCGTTTGAGACTTCCCGAGATTGACCGTTAACAGTAGTCCGACCTGTTTGAGACCTGAGCCCTTCTTGATGTAACTCAATAGCGTCTTCGACGCTATACATCAGGGGACGGATTGCAAAACGCAATTCCATCCAGGCTTGGGTTGTGTAATCGAGTACAATTTTTCCGTACTCCACTGAAGGCAGTGTGCCATTGCGGCGAGCTCTATTACGAGCTAACTTCATAACACGGGCGTGCGTTTTCGGGACAATTCCCTTAAACTGACCACGCTTAACGGCCTTCATCAAACTTGCGATACGAGAGAAGACAGATGCTATGTATAGCACCGTCTCCTTCCCTTCTCCCATTTCCTCCAGGTAATTAAAAGTACCTGAATTGATCTCACCAAATGCCGAATTAATGGCAGTTTGTTTAGCATCATGGAAGGAGAAAGGTCGCGAGATACCTACATGTTCCAGAATAACATCTTCTATATCCTCCACTGTTGGTGGAAGAAAAGTGATGCTGGGGTTAGTAAGCCACGAACCGTTAACATAATCGTGATAGTTGCCCCAAGAGGCCGCTATCAACGGACTATATCGTATACGGTTGTTGGCATGTCGCTCGTATCGAACTTGTGTACTCACTTTGCTATTAACGACGGGGTTATTGATAATTTCCCCGTCAGCAATGCGCTTACGCCAGTTCGGTGACTCGCAATCATGCATCTCTTTATATCGATGACCGCTAATTGAGCCAACCTCAACGGTACCACTATAGTGGTCCCGCATGATGCCCTGAAGAAAGTCAATCATTGAAAAGTATGTCAGTGATTGCGCATTCTGTTTAGGTAACGTTCCCGGTCCAGTAATGGAGTGGAGAACGGTAAGGCTCTTATCGACCAACACATCCCATATCGTACCGGCAGGAACAACGCTGTTGACTTTGAAAGTCACGCTGCCTGTCCACGTGTACGGGGGCTGTGTTAAGGCCATGCCATTCGTATAGGACAAATTTATCCTTACGTTGGGCGGTTTAAGTAGGTCGACGGCTTGCACAGTTGTGTAAGTTGTCTCGGGTCCTATGGACCTATGACGTGTATACACGTTGGCCATAATAACTCCTTATGTAAATAAGTTGGGATTACGGCCAGACAAGTCCTCTTTGAGGCAGCCGACTACGTCGGTACAATAGCGCGAAA